CATACCATACGCTAAATTTACTAAACTGAGCACCTACAGCACCCTGGATTGCGGATAATGCTAGTAGTGTTTTCTCTTCTGTAGTTTTACCATATTTATCATATGCATCTCTATTGGTAATCTTCAAAGCATCAATGGTGTCTTCTTTGCTAGCGGCTCTTGCTTCTCGTGCTTTAGTTGCCGCTTGAGATGGTGTCAACATTTCTTGAGGGCCATCATCACCACCAAAATCATCAGGCATTGATCCACCTTTCGATTTTCTTTTAAACATATTAGAAATGCTATCTTTCATCTTATCAGTAGTTTGCTTAAATATACCAGTCGACATAAATTTAGAGGCAAAATAACCAAATATTGGTGTTGCTGATGCCAATGATGAGGCGACCATATTTTGACGATTAACTTTAAAATCTTCTGATATCGCATCGCCGTATTGTTTGATGGCATCTCGAGCTGCTTTAGCCGTTCCGAATGTCGCGGCGCTAACACCCTTTTCCAGAGAATCTATGGTTTTTTTGAGACTTCCCAAAACTGAATTCATAGAACTGGAAACAGCTTCGACATCACCACCAGCAGCTATACGTCTCTCAGTTTCTTTCATTTGCTGACTAGTCTTTTTTCCCATTGCTGTAACGGCTTTACTTACGTTACTAACTTGGGATATTCGGACTTGTTGACTATCAGCTTTCTGTGTGAGACTCCCTTTATCCTTTCCTGAATTTTTACGCTTAAGTGGTGGTGTTATCATATTTGGCATTTTTTATTCCTCTATTTTATATTTGATAAAACCTTACTTACTCTTTGATCGACTGGTGATAACTCAACCATAACAGAAGCAACTTCTGATAATGCCCAGATTTCTTGTGAGGGGGAAGTGTAACTATTTCTTTCCCCAAATGTTTTCATATAAGCAGTATTTAATGGACCGAATATATGATAGAATCTAGAATAATATCTCATTAAAAGATTCGGATTTGTTGGAAACGCTTTTGAAATCATAAATACATCTGAAAAAATATTGTTATATTCATCTTCATCTAAATTTGATTTTGATCGGGTTGCATCCTGTAAATTTTTCATATAAGCATTATGAAGACTCTGAGAGTACTTACCTTCCATATCATATAAAGCTTTCAGAATTTTATTCACTTTAATATTTTGACATTCAAATATATCTGAAAAATATCCACCATAATATTTCTTAAATGTTAGTTCCATAATCTTAAAGAAACCCTTCATATTATCCGAAGCTGATAAATGCATACATTCATGTAATGTGGTTTTAACCAATTCTTTGTTTGACGAAAGTCCAAGCCATGATGAGTTATTATCAATAAAAACAATCACTTTGTTTAAAGTAGGATTGAATAATCCTTGTACGTTCTTGGTCCAGTCTTTGGTTAGAAATTTCTTTATGAGAAAACCACCGATATTTTTGTTCATTATGACAGGCACAATCTTATTTTGTTTGACCAATCGTTGTATATTTTTTGCGTGGTATTTACCCCATGGTGTGGTTAGAACCGCTTCGAAAAACTTTAACTTTAATTTATCTGATGAATATAATTTATATCCAAAAAAATCATAATCAAGCGGCTCCATATTAATGGGTAACGCCCACAATTCTTGTAAAGTTATATTTTCTTCCATTTTATCCTCGATCCAATATATCAAGTAAATTATAATATACTTCTGAATTTTCACCCGATCCAATCTGTCCTTTTAATTGCTTTAAAATAATTGCATTGTAATCCTGTAGATTTGCTCCAGTCTGCCTATTAGATGACATTGAACTTCCACCCGTATTCATATCCAACACATCCAATAGATCTTGCATCATTTCCGTAGAACCAGTTCCAATTAATAGTGGTGGATCATATTTTCTAACGTAGTAGCAGAGAGCAGCTGAGAATGCAAGATCGTCATGACAACCGCTATCAGCTTCTATCCTTCCATTTGTTTTGCTAACCAGTGATGTCAACTCCAATGCAAGCCTTTCTGATTTAACTGTTTCTGGAAATTGTGTCACATATGAATATAGAGCATCTATCATAAGTGGTCTCGATTTCGCTGTGGTTGATAAACCTGGAACCTGTGTGTCCACACCCCTTTTTTCCTTATACATCCTTGTTGAATAGTTGCTATTGTTAACGTGCTCGATTACTTGGTTTCCGTAAGAGTTGGATTCTATAACAATGGTTCCATCATATAGTGAAGCCGCAGCTTTCACAACTTCGATGAATTCCATTACTTTGAGTTTTCCTCTATACTCCCAAACCTGATCCATGGTTTCATATTCCCATATGGTTATTGCCGATTTATCCTCACCATGTTCTGGTGCTGTATCTACTCCCATTATATAATGAACACCTGGAAGTGGTTTTTGGAAACACCAAGCTTCCCCATTAAATAGTTTCAGTTTCTCAAGTGGTTTCTGAACGCTCTCTTGAACTGCTTCGAGAGTTTCAGATTCAAAGAATGCACCCTCAGCTGGCAAGAATTTTAATTCAAGTTCCTGTGCTATCTTTTTCTTATCATTATCGAAAAACTCACATTGTGTTTTATACCAATCTGGATCATTGGCCAGTTCATCAATCATTTTCCAGTGGACAACAAATGGTATGAACATACCCTCACCAGAAATTGATCTCATATATCTCTTGAAGAACCATTGTCCTGGACCCACTGTTTTATTAGGAGTTGAGACTATAACGGTTCCATAAGGAACGCCATTTTTCTTTGCCAACATTTGGTTCGTTGAAAGAGCGGGAACGATACTAGTCCAAGCGTCATCCAGATGATTGATAAAAGCGGCCTCATCAACAATCAGAAATGTAATGGCCTTACCACGAAGAGTTTTATTTGGTGCATTTGGATTTACGGTTGCTACATATACTTTGCTTCCATTCGTCAAAATAAATGAACGCTCAGTCTTTTTTGAAAAGCCTCTGCCTAACGCTCCTTTCGGTGGCTTTAAAAAGTTAGGCAATTTTTCAACCATTCCTCTGATAAATCTTGCAAAGTCTGTTGCTTCTGCTCCATCTTTTGAAATGATACCGACGACAACATTATCATGGAAATTAACTAACCATGCTGTGTAAGCCTGAACTATTGTTGAAAAGCCTGTCTGCCGACTCTTCAAAATCAAAGCATGTCTTTTTCGTTCGATGAGATCAATTAATTCAAGCTGTTTATTATACGGTGTCATTAGACGGTCTTCACCAGGAAGCTCAAGAAGAATATAACGTTGAACAAAATATTCAAAACTTTTTTTACATTTTAAATATTCCATTACATGTTTTTTCGCAGAATACTTGAGATGGTTTGGTCGTTCATCCTCTATTTTCTTATTGATCAACGTATCACGTTTCTTAATGTCAAATGTTTTTTTATCTACAAGCATATCCATATATATATATATCTCCTGAACTTTATATAAATTTGTTCTACTTAATTCTATTTGTCCTTATAAGATGAAGTGAGACTCCACACTCCCAATCCCTTGATGCTCGAATAAAATGAACCAGAGAATATTTCATAACATAGTTTCCAGTTAAATCTCTGATATCAATTATATTTGATCTAAAGATAACTCCATTTCCTACATCAATTAGATTCTTTAATAGTAGCCATTTCTCAAGTTCGATTTTGAGAATGGACATGTGTGCAAAATGTTTTGTATGATTAGCGCGAATAAAAGTTTCTGAGTCATCATAACCAGTATGATCTTTGAAAAATGATATTCTTTTTTCCTGACTATTTTTACTGAAAAACATTTCATTTTTTCTTTTTATTTCACCGGTTGTTATTCCATATCTCTCTGCAAATGTCGCTGTGTCGATAGATATTGTTTTAAAAAGTCGGTCTCTGGGTTTAACAACATGTTTCATAGTTGTACCGTATTGAGAAAATGCCGTATTCCCAGTATATTCCGTTGCAATTGGATTATATGTGTAGTAGTTTTTTCCATCAAATTTATATAATAAATCTTCTTGTTTAGCATTTGTGGATAATTGTGTTATAATTGTGTTAGCAAATCTATGACTTGTCGATAGATTTTTTATATAAACATTTGTTGGAATCTCGGATAATATAGCACTATTCGATCTTCTATGAATTTTAATTGACGATGATGTTATTGATGCTAATCCATTAAAAAAACCAAAGGTTCTATTTAAATATTTTAAAGCTTTAAAGAGTGGTGATGGTGGAACAATAATTTGATCGATTTTTTCAGTATTTTCATTTATACCATCCATCAAAAGTTGAGCACCAGTTTGTGAAACCAAATCTGTAACGATTTCTCTGAGGGTGGAGTTAAGATAAACACCATTCACAAAAGCTGTCATGGTCTTATAGGCTTCGAGTGGAACACACCTAATACGAATTGATGATCTGATTTTATCTGGAAGTTGTGGGTTGGTGTCTTTCATCAATAAATCATATTTAGACCCAAGTGCCATTAGATTCGCTTCAATTAATTCATGTGGTATATTTTCAGATGTACCATATACTTTTATCTTTAATTGAATTGGTTCCTGTCCGTAAATTCTTTCTAAGATCATATCATCTGGATCAAGAAAGAAATCCAAAACATATGTTCTATATGGTAATTCAACTGAGGATAACATGTTCATCTGTATAAGATCATTGGTTAAATCGAATTTTCCAACCTTACAGGATAGCTCATAATTCCTAGATGGACTCCAATAGGTTGATTTGTTTTCTGTTCCAGCCATATTATTATCGCACTCCTCATATTATTTATATTTTGTTCCCAAAAAAAAGAAGATTGAGGGTGGGCTACCACCCCCCATCTATCTTCATCCTACTGAGTTGGTTCGCGTTGTTGAGTTTCTAACATATCACTCATCTGTTGTGGAAGTATGATTACACTCTCAGCAATATTCTCAAGTAACTTCTTAAGGTTAAGATTCGATTGCAAGCAGGAATATCTAGCTATGGCTAAAAAGAATTGCCAATTTGTTAAAGTTCCATTATTTCTAACCTCATCAAGAAATTCTTGTAGTGCATTTCTTTTCTTTTCTGTGAGCTTATCTATACCTTCCAACACTGCATAGATATTATCTTCATTGAGTTCGATGGCCATATTGATGTCAATTAATTCAACAATATTATTTTCGAATGCCTGGATATAATTTCCAATCCCATATCTTAGTGTGGTTGATGAATACTGTGAATGAACCATTCTCATTGTACCCAAGTTGAATCCCACCATTCTTCGGAGGCCTTCCCCCCGAATGCTTAAACCAAATGAAACTGTTGCAGCTCTAGAGCCATCGTAGCTATTCCCAACTACTAAAGTTGGGTGCACGTTTCCAGATTCATGGGGATGTGATCTGTTCATAATTGTTATATAATTTCTTAATATACACATATCTGATGATAGGTGCATTGTTTCCTCATATAATATATCACCCTCAACATTTTCTGATAAACTCATTAAACTTTCTTTTACTTTTTCAGTTACAACATCATGACCCTGAAATCTATATACATGACTTATACATCGACAGTATCTGAAATGATGTTGATCTGGTAGCTTTGTAAATATGGCGATGTGTGGGGCTGTGAATTCATCCGTTTCATGTTGAAAGATATCATCTACCTCGTCCAATTCAGCTAAGTTTTCTAAACTACAGCTAAGATCGTGTGTAGGAGCGGATTGCGTAACCAACGTTCTATAAACAACCTGACCAAAACGATCAGTATAAGAATAGAGCCCGTGATTAGCATGGGTGCAATCGAGCCCCATTTCCGCTGCTTTCTCCTCAAATTGTGATTGCAACATATTTCCTCCTACGAAAGAGTTTCCAATACAATTGATTGAATAAATGAATGTAGATAAAAATCGTAATAGAAATTCTTATCAATTTCATCATCAATCATATAATATAGAGTGTTTCTTTTTATTTTAATTTGTCCGAACGATTTAAAAATTATTTCAACTTCTTCTTCATTATCAGTTGGGATTGCAAATATATTTATATCCTTTTCATTTGAAAAATCCGATTTTAATTTCTGGAGATTGTCTAAGACCCTGGTTTTATTTTCTATATCTACAATTCTAATCAATCTTTTATAATACGTTTCAATTCCTTTGTAGAGGTTTGGAACTCCTTTGATCTTTACTTTCTTTTTAAGATTGTCAAATGCTATATATTTATTCCTATCTATTGAAATTAAAACAATATCGTAACGATTTTGCATGGCAATTGGTAGAATACTTTTATTAGTCTCCAATAATCGTTTTTTGGTTATTAAACCATCGTACTGTCTGATTATAATATCTTCTTCCAGCAATTCATTAAATTCAATATAATCATCGATGATTTGTTTAGTGGTTTCCCTTAATCTAGATTTGGTTGTTTCATCATCTCTCATTATTTTGCCTATTTGAATATTTCTTTTCAATTTATTGTGTCGATCTATATTCGACATATTATATCCAAATTTAGACAATAGATTATAATGACAGGCTTCTATATCATAAGAAAACACATCTCGAATAATCAATCGATCAGTATTAAGTTTCATATTCTACCCCATCCAAACATAATTTTTGAATAGCGTAATCGATCTCCAACTGATGTTGAACATCTTTAATTCCACCCTGTCTTGTTGTTAAACATTTGAGAAGTTCATGAAAATTTGAAAATTCGAATTTTTTGCTTTGGTGATATAGTATATGTAGTTTTTCCCTATCAAGCATATCATCCAAAATTCTTCTCTCAATAATATCGTGCAAATCATAACTTTTAAATCGGCATGTTACTCTCCCCCTCTTTATAATAAACTGACCTATAGGTATCATAAAATCTAATACATCTTTACAAATATTTACGATAAATGATTTCCTGATACGATAACCCTTCAAATATGTATTATCCCCGATGGAATACAAGATTTGATAACCATTGTTGTAGAGAAACATGTCAATGGGTTCAGCATCAATAACTGGAATTATATTAGCATTCTCTATTATTTGGAGGTGCCTTTTATCATAATCTTTATAACGTTTTCCAGAGTCATTTGGGACAGTAACGACGATAGATTCATTTGGGTCTACTCCGTTTATCATTATCTGAACCGGTCTGACGGAACTCACCCTATCAGAATATTTGGAAAACCAGCTTGCAAAAGTTATTATATTAAAACTGTGGTCTGTTTTTTCTAATATTAACTTCTCTTCTAAATCATCTGATACACATTCAGCCGCTTCTGGTATTTGTTGTTGTTTATTAATTAAATCTAGTTTACTTATATCATCAGCTCCTTCGGGGATAAACCTATCATAAATACGACGAAAATCATCTGGTTTTTCCATATGTAATGTTCCTCCTAAATATATGTAATTTCACTGAATCCACCTGGAACGCCTTTCCAATTGATAGCAATGGCATCTGACGTATGTATGGATTCTTCGTGTGTGCATTTCACGTACCAATCAACAACTCCTCTAAGTCTATCCAACTTGATTGATATACTTCTTATAGAGTCCTCAACAAATTGTGGGTGCTTCTCTGCTTCTATAGCAATCCACGCTTCATCGGGCCTTTGAATTATTGGATATGGTTTCGTTACAACCGCTTCATCCACTAAATCTATAAGATCTTCTAACCATATAAATCGTTTTCGATTTGTTTGCACTAGAACATCTGCAAACGCTCTCTGGTTATGTGGGTATCCTATACTTTGAGACGCACAGAGTTCAGCCGAACAAGGGCAGTATGCAGAATATTGAACTCTAACGTTTTCATAAAATTGAAAATATCCGTGAGAATAATCACTTCTAAAACTACACTTATAATACTGTGGGAATTCATTGTTTGTTATTGGAGATTTAACAACAACAGGAATTTTAAATTCGAATTTTATAGATACTTTTTGTGATTCGAGTTGTGTGCTAAGGTCTTTTAATATTTCTTCTATTGATATTCGTCTTAAAGCATAATTTAAATGTGGTCTCAATGTCCTAATAAATCTGGACATTGAGATTCCCCTTTCGTTTTCGTCCAATTCACAAATCATGGTTGTCATTGCAAGAACGGATACAACACCCCCATTCCTTAAATTTAACAGGAATGGGAGCTCCACATTTTGAACTCCCACTCTTGAAATTAAGATCGGAATTTCTGGTTTTGTTTTTTGAACGTCTGGTAATATATCCATTAGTTCCCCCGATGATCCACACCCAAGACTGTCAAATACGAATTCAATAAACGAACTGATTCAGGTATTGGATCGACTATTTCAGTTTGAATTATATTCTTTGGATCGATCAGACCTTTTATATAATTATTTTTGGTTTCAAAACAGTCTGATTTTAATGTCAGCATTTCGTGTAGATTTTTCATTGCATCGTGACCGATGAAACATGCCGTTTCCATTTCCCCACATCTCTGTCCACCTTTATTCCTTCTTCCACCAAGAGGCTGCATGGTTCGTTTTGCGTATGAGCCAATACCTCTAGCTGCCATCTTATCATCAGCTATATGTGTCATTCTGAAAAAGTACATAAACCCAACAGCAATCTCTCCCGATACAACTTGTCCTGAAGGTGGGTCAAAGACTCTATATTTAAATTGTGTCTCTGTATATTTTAGAGCTGATTTTAAATCCTCAACTTTAACGCTTTCAAACGGTGGTTGAATAACAGAAAATCCTTCGATGAAATCTTTATCTATCGTTTCTGGAAGCTGTTCTATAAATTGTTCAAGATACCATCCAGCTTCTGTTTTATCGATAATACGGATAAAATTGATAAAGTAGTTTCGAATATCGTTCATTGGAACTTCTTCTTCCAACATCTTCAAAGCGTTATTTTTTAGATTATTGACAGCCATCCCCAAATGCAATTCAAATAACTGGCCTATATTCATTCTAGATATAATACCTAAAGGATTCAGGCAAATATCTATATGTCGACCATCATCCAATTGGGGCATTTTATTTTCTGGCATAATGGTTGATACAACACCTTTATTACCATGACGGTTTCCAATTTTATCCCCAACTCTTATGGGTTTCATTTGGAGGCCGTGTAACTCTATTCGAATTCCATCAATCTTTTCTTTCTTAATTTTATATTTACCGATATCGTCAAACTGTAGATAATCCTTTACAAATTCACTGGAAACTTCCGGTGGTAATCTGTCCTCTACAATCTTTTTAAGCTTGTCCTGCTCAATTTTCTGTTTATCTAGAAACGATTCAAGCCACTCTCTAAATATTGGCATTTCCTCATTCCATTCATTTGCATATATATTTACATCAGTGATTAGAACCCTGTTTGGAGTTTCCAAAATCGTTGGCTCATAAAAACCAGCAAACGGATCTTCAATTGTTAGTTTCTGCATTTTTGCATATATATCTCCAGGTTCTAACATTGTATTTGGAGTAGGTAATGGTTCGTATGCATTATGACGACCAAGGCGATCCATAAGAACTCGATCAGGTTTCAATGTGAAAGATAGATCAATAGAATGAACTGATGTTAATGAACCATCATTGAATAGCTTATCTGAAATAACAATCCCATCCTCATAATTATATCCGTAGTGAATCATGATTCCAGTTAGAAGATTTTTACCAAAAACGATATCCCCATCCTGGCAATAATTGCTTTCCGCTAGAATATCTCCAGCTTTAAACTTTTCACCCACTTTGAAATATACAGACATTATATCGACGTTCTGAACATATATTCTTCTGTTGGAGATATCGAATATGTCTCCGCTCTCATCATCATATAATACAACCATATGTTTATCGTTGGCGTATAATACCTCACCGTTCTTTGGAGCTATCTTAATGAAATCTGAATATTTAGTATAAAGATGTTCGGAGCCAGATTGGATTAATGGCTTATCAAATTTCTTGAGCAAAATGGCCTGACGCATTTGAGCCGAAGCCATCTGTAATCTAGTTTGGTCGTCGTGTTCACAGAATGGGGTGAAAGCAACAGGTATAGAAATAGGCTGTTTTTCGCACACATCGTCCGTAAATCGCATGTTAGCATCCAATGGGACGTTAGGTATCAGATTTTGTAGAACACCGCAATTTTCCCTATCTGGCGTATCAACAGGACACATCCTACCGAACATTGATGGATAGATATCTCGTAAGTGGCGAGGTATGTTTTCTCTTTTAAAACCACCTGGACCAAGCAAGCTTATTCTACTCAATTTTGTCAATTTATCAATTGGATTTATACTGAAGTCAAATTGTACAATGTCTGAAACATTGCTTGCTGTGATTAACTGCTTGGTGTTTGTATTGAACTTTGGTTTTTTCGTTTCTCGATTACTCAAGCACATATCAAAAATTATTTTACACACATTGCTATAGATCACATATTCAAAACATCGAATCCTTTTATTTTGCAATCGTGTGTCATCCACTTCACCCCTCTTTAAAGCCACCATAATATCTTCTAATACAGATCCTGTTTCTAAGAATTCTCTTGTAAAGATATCGATTTTTGGGATAAGATCGAGAGAATAAATAATATCGTTTCCTTTTGGAATTGTATTATATTTCGTGTAACATCGTCCTAATTCTTGGATGAAATCGTCTTGTGTAAAACCAACTGATCCTTCAATATATGTTTTAAGATCAAATAATAATTTATCGTATACATTATCCCCTGGAACATTTTGTGTATTAATGGTTTCTAAATCAGTTTTTATCATTTCAGGAAGATCTTCAATACTATAGAAGGCCAATATAATTAAAGCCAGTGAAACCTTCTTTCCCAAATAACCACAAATGACATGTGGACAGTCCTTGGTTGGATATACCAATATCGTCCCAACATTGGTTCGCATTTTTAACGTTTCCCCCCGCATTACGATGGGAACGTCGAATAGTTGGAATAGTGGAACTTTCTTTCTTCCATTAATATACAGGTAGTTATTATCTATAAGTTTTGGCACATAAAGTTTTAGTTCGATTACAGATGAGCCCTTCGAAAACTTCATTTGAAGAATGGAGTATAAAGTCTTCGAGAGCTCTCCTTTTATATTTCTAGAGCCTTTGATTTCAACTTTATCAATCGAAAACCCTATTTCTCTGACAGGCTGGACTATTTCCTGTATTACAGGTAACATTCTTCCATGATCTTTTTTTCTCAACGTAAAGATGTTGTTGTCTTCATCCTTAATCTTATAAGCTGGGTTTACTATTTTCAAATTATTTCCTCCTCGATAAAATTAAACTTTGACTCCTCTTAATATTTTATCCATAACTCCAGAATAATTTCCAGAATTAATAATTCCATTCAATATACTCTTTCTAGGATTGGAGAAAGACATTGCCAACATCCAACTTTCTTGATCTGGAACAGATTGGATACTGTGGAATTTTGGTTGGTATTTATTTCTTTCTGAGTGCAATCTCCACTTTTGCATTCCAACCCACATCAATTGAGCTACAACACATTCATAATGAACATGATAAACATTTCTATCATAGACTTCAAATAAATCATGCACCAAATCCGTGCATTCTCTATCTTTAAATTTATGTAACATTGCCGATACCGTTGCCAAATCACCAATAATATCTTCTTGTTTCATATCTTTCTTATCTGCACCGTCTTTAATTATAGCTGCGCCAGACGTATGAAATGTTCGTAAAACAAGCTGTGTTGATTTTTCACCAAGTGTTTGTGCTGCAATGATACCAATATATGTGCTGTTCAGGGTTTTGTGGGAATCCCCATAACAGGTTTTACATACCCGTGGGTTACTGCAATATATTGGACTTCTTACTTTTACAGTTTTACCTACAATTTCATTATAATTATCTCTTGTGATGACATGTAATCCATCATCATGTTTCATATAACGATTTACAAGACATGATGCTTTTTTAGCACTTGTCACCTCAATTTCGAGTAAATCATTAGTTCCACAATCATCAATATCGTTTGAGAGTTGTAGGTTAGCACATGTAAATATTAATTTTCTTGATAAATATCCAGAGGTTCCGGTGTTCAAGGCTGTATCTAACAATCCCTTACGACATCCATATGTGGAGTCGAAGAATTCCTCTTCTGTCAACCCATCAGTCAAATTATTAACAATCGGTCTCTTATGAATCTCACCTTTAAAGTTTGATATATATCCACGAGACAAACATAACTGTCGTGCTTGATCCCAGGTACCACGAGCACCAGATTCGATTAGATATGCATAATTAAAATTATCTCTTAGAAATTGTATAACGTCTTCTGAACTAGATCTTCTCAGTGATTCATATATATCATCTGTCTCATAAATATGACGTTTAACTTCATCGGCTTCTGGTATTAAAAAGTCGTCCAACGACAACGTACAACCGGAAAGTGTGGAATAATAAAATCCCATTTTCTTAATATTATCAAGCAGTTCTACTAATTTGTCTGGATGTTTTTCTCGTACTATATCTAAGATATGTAGAAGTCTTTTTGAATTTATAGTACCTTTCACTTCTTCAAAGCCATCTGGTAAGATATCATTAAATGCTTTTACCCCATTGAATGTATCGGTATCGAATCTTCCAGCTGTCAGAAAATATACTCCAAGCACAATATCCTGGCTTGGTAGTGTTGTTAATTCCTCATTGGCAGGACTAATCAAATTTTTGGTTACGAACATTTTATCTTTAACTTCTTGTATGGCTTCTTCTGATAGTGGAATATACATAGCCATCTGATCACCATCAAAGTCTGCGTTAAACGGATGACAAATCAATGGGTGGATCTTTATAACTGAATCTTTAGAAACCTTTATGTTAAAACCTAACATACCCAAACGATGAAGTGAGGGTTGTCGGTTGAGTATACAAACTTTATCTTTTATGATTTCCTCACATACAGTCAATAAGCTTAAATGATTATACTTAATACACTTATTGATGTAATTCAATGCAGTTGGGAGTTTCTTAAATCTACCTAATCCTATTATTCTCTTTGCTATCTGCAACTTGTAAATTTCCAATATCATTTTATATGGAAGAACACATTCATCTAAAGATAAGGATGGTTCAGGTACGATAACTGCTCGACCAGAGAAATCAATTCTTTTCCCAAGAATATTCCCTCTTATTAATCCTTCTTTTTTAGCAAGTTTTTCTAATATCTTTTCGTGTAATTCTTTTACGTCTTTTTGTAAGTTTCGGAAAAAGGTGTAGTAGATGCTCTTATCCCGCATAACATCTAAATGTGCAGCTTGCATCACTTCCTTTTTTGTAAGAATTTGTATGTAATATCGATTGATTTTATCCATCAATTGTTTTGATCCACTTTGAGTTGATGGTCGTAAATCTGGTGGGAGAACAATGATTTCACGAATTAGAAAATTATCTATATTTTCAACTATCTTCCTCCAATTATCATCTTGCAAATCTTCGTACATCATTTCACTGAAGTTTTTCACAAGAATGTAAATCGCTTCTGCCCTCTCATACTTCGTTGCTGTTCTGGGAATTTTTTCATCATCATGAACAACAAACGTTTCATCACCTATTACATATAGGATACTCTTCTCATTTTTCATCAAATCGTCCAGAGGAGCTTTAATCTTCTTTCCTCCTAAAGATGCGATTAGATCATACATTAGTGGGTTAACTACTGGAATTGGCAGGACAATTTTTGCAAATCGTTTTCTCCGTTCATTACTGTTAACAATATCAACTCCACAGGCTTCGCACTCACCACCAGATTTGGATATTCCATAATACGTTCCGCATTGACACGTATAGTTTTTAAGTGGCCCAAAAATCTGTTCTGAGAAGAGACCTTTAGCATGGAAAAATCTCTTTTTAAATACTTTAACTGAACTAATTGGTGCAAGTTCTTCACAAAATTTATTATAATTTAAAATGTTTGGCATTAATTGACCTCCATTATTTTTCTAATACACAACAAGAATCTGGAACGCTGAAACAATCATCCTGATTATACCTCAAAATACAACATATCAGTAGTGCTATAAGTCCTTTACTTATTGGCTTCCCCTCAAATTTTCCTAAACATAGACAGCTATTTCTAGGATCTTTATGTGGATGCCGTTGGTCATTTCCAAGATATAACATTTCAAGAGTACCTTCAATGCTAGAAATTATTTGGAAATTAGTTATCAAATATTCATCATTCAATTTAACAGGATATAAATTTCCTTTTGAAAGTAAGAATATTGGTTTAAGCGAACATTTGAATTTATATTTTATTTTACGGGTAGATCTAACTACCCAAGATCGATCAAACTTTACCCACCCTTCTTCGGATATTATATCAATGCCATCTAATTTATTTGGCATTACGCCCCACCATCCAAGGTTGGGTAACAGATTTCAATGAATCTATTTTTCTTATCGATAAAATATGTTCCATTATCTCTTAAAACAACATCATTTAAAGCTGTTATAACTGCTGGGTATTGCATTAATGATGGTTCAAAAGTTAATATTCCCTTTTGATCATCCAGTTTACATAATCTTGTTCGAACGAATCCTCTTGGGTCGCTTATATCTTTGATTTCATTGAAAATATGACTACTGATATCTCTTTGTAATAATGGTTTGGTTTTCTGTTTGATATGGAATTTCATTTCACTGTCAACAGATTTTGTAGATATGGGAAGATTGATTGATGATTTATCATCCTGTAATTCTTTTATTCTTTCTGATAACAAAACTTTTGAAGCCAGATGTGCCGCTTTGGACACTTCTTGTTTACTTAATTCAATGAGGTAATTTCCAGGTTCATCAGTTGTCATAGATGGTTCTTCACAGTCCACTCTCAAATTTCTACCTACAATTAAAAATTTCACATCCGTTCTTATATTTCTATTAACAATATCTCTACAATCTATGAAATTGTTAACAGAGGGGAGGTCAATGTCTTCGAATCTCGCTTTTACTGGAACGAGATCGCATTTTGTAATTTTACTTTTCAGTGCATAAACTTTTGGTTTATTTATATCTAATTTATGGTAGATTGAGTTTCTTAAATTTTTCTCTTCTACACTATCTGGGTCTATCACGTACATGGTATCAACGTGGCTTTGAATTTGATTTGCAAGAAAGCCACCAAGAGAACCAACCCCAACAAGACCAATTGTGTTTCTCATTTACATGAATTCTCCTTTCTTTAGAGGTGAGTTGATGTGGGGGACGTGAATCCCCCACGGTAATTGACAACACTCGCTAATCTTTAGCCTTTATCATAAGCCTCGTTAACGAATTCGATTACATCATTTTCCTTGATGATATAATCATTGGTAACCTCATCACCATTGACAAGAACGATACGAGCGTAAGGATTAACGTTGAGAACCTGCCCCAACATTTTTTCCACTTCGTAAATGCTCTTACCAACAACAGGATAGTTATTGGTCATGCTACCGGCAGAGACGGTAACGGTGACGTTCGAAACGTTGGGACCGTTCGATATAATACCACTAAACAGCATATGAGTGATCTCTGTGTCAATCAACTTGCTTTTGGTACCAGTTGGATTTCCCATACCATCAGCCATTCCATTTGCATCAGGCTCAGGAGTAACTTCGGTCCAGTCATCATCGGCAGTCTCAGTCTCGATGAAATCATCGGGATCCAGATCATTGAAATCACTGAAATCACTGAAATCATCAACAGAATCAGAGGCATCTTCGAAAGAAGCCTGTCCGGTTGACATGAAATAATTCCACAGAGCCTGAATCAGAAAAGGCTTTTGTTTTTTACTCATACCGATAAATTCGGGATTTTCTCTTCCCAGTTCGACAACCATACGACGAAGATTATCCACGCTTGTTTCATTAATTTGGGTCCAGGTGTATTTTGTTTCCATAGTAATTATTCTCCTTCAGTTTTGTTTTTTGGTTTTCTTAGGTACGACTCACACTTAAGTGTTTCGATATTGAAATAGGCTTCGCCTACCGGATTATTATAATCGATTTTTCCTACCAACAAATTGTAGTACGCACATCCCATTAATACCGCTACCATAGCGTTGGTGAACAACAGCTGTGGCAATGACTCCTGCAACTCCTCACATGACTTCTCATACGGAGCTTTATCTTGGGGATCTCCAATCTCGGGGTGATAACGACACAGATCAGCAGTTACTGATACACCTCCCTTTTGCTGAAATATTTGCACGTTTCCAACCGTGATATCATTCCCTCCTGAAATCAATATAATATTATCTAATGTTTCGCAATGTTTTGATACTATAGATCTTGACTTATGATTATCCACACATAGAAATATCGTGTCCTCATCCAAGATCAAATCTTTGATATTGTCTTCTGTTACATATTCATCTATATAATTCAAAACAAATTTGTCCAATACATATCCAGATGGAACGTATCTATTATATTCATCTTGAAGTTCCAGGGATTTAATTCTAGCCTTATTTCCAAGATTCTGAAAATTTTGTCTTGGACGATTTAAAGAATCGTATGAATCACCATCAATACAGGTTATGGTAATTTTTTTATTTTGGAGCATTGTGAATCTAGCATATTTAGCGATGATAGGCAATAGCCAAGATCCGATTCCTCCAAGCCCAATAATTTTAATGTTTATTTCATTCGTTTCAATTTTTATCATATGATTACCAAGTATAACGCGATTTCTTGTGAGATTTTAGAACACCCTCACGGGTTAATGATGGTTGAAGACCTTCGTTCCATTTCTCACATGATGGACATAGAGTCTTTACTGTGGAATCTGGAACAAAGTATGTGGATTCACACTTCTGACATTTTATATATTTCTTTATTAGTTTATCTTTATATGTTGCAAATAATTTAGGTGTGATTTTATTATTTGTTCTTTTTACACCATCTTCATCTACCTCTCCTTCTTTAAATAATGTCGTTTTAGGCAACTCATCTCCAACAGGATCATCCTGACGAAAACCTTCAAATAGAGATCGATCATTTTCATCAAAAATATCAGTGATCCCATCATCGGTGGTTAACGGATAAGAATCATCAACTTCATCTTCAAACATTGTAGTCATTTCATCGAACAGTGATTCCACTCGATCCTCTTTAAATATGCATTCGGCACATGGAGGTTTTTCATCCACAGGATCTTCACTCCAATCCCATAGATAACCTTTATTAGGCCCATCCGAATCCCATAGATAACCTTTATTAGCTCCACCCATATCCCAAAATGCCCGTTGGACTTCTGATGGTGTTTTTCGAGTGTACGTTGCTTCGATGAATTTCAAATTATCTCGATTTTCAACAATTAAATCTTTATGTACAAAGTTATAGCGTTTTGTTTGTTCTAATAATCGAAGTGGAGATGGTGATTGAGGTGGTTCTTCATATTTGATTCCCTCTATGTAATGTAGTGGGTCTACGGAAATTCTCTTTCCGTTAACGACAATACATACTGAAATAGAAGGTCTATCCGTATCAACATGACCGATAGTAATATGAAGACCATCGAAAAATCTTTCATCGTTTTCGTCAGTACCTGAATGAAAAGCTCCAAAATCACAATGACTATGAATCGTTCCACAATTTATATAATTTGGATTAATGACGATTTCATATTTACAACGACTGCCGCTAACACGCTGATGAGGAAGTGTGTAGTCAATCTTTTTTAAAGTGGGTTTTTCTGGATGTGACTTCAAATTCATAATAACACCACACTCACTTCTGTGTTCAGCATACACCATTTTGAAAAGTCCCAGGACTTTACCAATTATATTTGGTTTAATCTTCGGGAGATTCATCGTAGCATATTCACCGATTTCCTCACCCATACCGATATGATCAACTTTAACAAGAGAATCAACTAAACCCGTTCTCTTTTTTAAATATATATACTTCGAGATAATATAACACACATCATCATCTGGAAGAACTTCTGGCATTTTTTCAAAGTAATAAACTGGAAACATAATTACTCCCTTGGTTGTGGTGGGAGATATTCTCCCACCTGATTTTTGGTTATTCTTCTCCTATTGAGCTGGAGGAGCTGTCAGAAGAGGATACTTAAATCACGAAACAATTCTACAGGTTCGGTTTCTATTTTAGGAAAAATATCATCACTAACAATACAATGACATACCTCATTATTATATTTTCCTTTTCGTAACTTATCTGAAGATAAGCTATTATAAAATATGTTCTGAGGTCCAATAAACTCAAAGCACTTAAATGATTTTGATTTATTGGTGTCTTTTTTCAATACTCTTGGTGTTGGAAATGATAATAATGATGCTGTTATATTTTCTCTTTTATATGCCTTATCAGAACTTATAGCTCTGAATGGTGAACTCCAATATGAATATCCTGTCAATGGACCACTTAAGCATTTATCCAAAGTCATGTACGCAGAACCATTAGTTAGAGATCGATTAGTCTGTGCATAACATACATCATACATTTTAAAACCACAAACTACGCTAGCTGGTTGTTGTATGGATGTGAAATCACCACCTATCACTCTATTATCATCATATTGCATTTTGAATGATCTTGATTCTGCTATCGGTTTTATCATTGCTGTACTATTTATAATCTTTCCGAAGTATGTTTCAAAACAGTGATCTCCATTTTCAACCTTTAATGCATTGAAGGCCTCTAGTGTAATATGATCTAGTGTTTGCGTGGACGAATATATTTCAAATAAATTATGTCTATAATATTCCGAATCTTCCCATGCGACCGTAAGTTGTGGTGTATTCTTGGTGAATATTGGAACGTTTACTTGATATTGAATTCGATCACCGTAGAGTACCATAAAATCACACATAAATTCTTCCCTAGTTTTTCCATCATAGTATTCTATTTTGGTAGCAGATAGTTTATCCTTTTTAAATATTTTGAAATCGGATTCTATTATATCGCTCCACATTGTCATTCCGTTTTTAAGGATTGTGAGATTTCTATTATTTACTTCAACGGTTCCAACAATCTGATCAACAGTACTCTTTGTGAAATATGGAATTTTACCAACGTTGGCTTTTATATAATCACCAACTTTTAGATTTCCAACTTCTTCTTTTGCATGTGCTATCCCATTTATAAAATGAACTCCTGTACTAGATATCATTGGCTGGAAAATTAAGTTGTCACATTTTGGATCATGAACTACAGCAAACAATACTGCTCGTTTAAACGTCGGCCCGTAATCATTTGGTCTCTCTCGCTGTGCAGCTGAAAATTCTGTATGAGCATTCATATACATTTTATATTGTTCAGTAGAATTTGATCTATCTATACCCCCCAAAATATCCGAACCAACTTGTGACGGTATTTGAATCGATCCAGCCCTGTCCGTGAGAATGATAAAATCGTGTATCGTTTTAATTGATGGAGCTTCTTTTGATTGAGGGTTCCAATCGGAAGTCAACATAACTTTATCACCAACCTTAAATGTTATATATTCTTTTTCAGAATTACATTCGAATAAATCTCTTATTTTAAACGTTTTAACACCATCCACATCTACCAGACAAGTTTTTATATGTTCGTCTGTTGGGAGAAGAAGACAACCCTTAAGTGTGTTAGGATTCTGATCAGTAAAAGCTGCTATTGTGACTTTTCCATTCTCATCTTTGATGATTTTAAATGGTGCTACCAGTTTATTATCTCTTCCATATGGTAGTGGACATCCAGTATAAACATGCTCTCCCATAGTAACAACTTCACCTGGATTGAGCTCTGGAATAATTTCTGTAAAACCATCACAAGAACGATCAATATATTCTGGAAGGCTGACAAGTACTTTACAATCATTCTTATTAACCTTGATCACACATGCGGTTAAATCATTTGAAGAATAAGAGTCTGCTGAGTTATAACCCTCTTTTCTAATCTGAAAATTTAACATTATAAAATGTTGCGGTTTAGATTTATATCCCCCCCCATAGCGTGGCGTAGGGTTTTCTTTATAGGCTATATCCACAACACGAATTGTTGCATCAATCTTTTCACCTAGATATGTTTTTATAGTGAATGGCCACGGACCTGAATTATTGTTAAGACGTCTGTTCGTTCTGTAGGTAAATGCTTCTCCATCCTTTAACATACTTGTTGAAGAACTCGAGCTGGAACTTGCTGGTTCAATTTCTCCAGATGTAAACAAAATTTCCACTTTAGACATACTAAGTGGAGTAATATCCTTTTTGAAGTTTATATTATTATCACGCTTACAGAATTCAATTAAATAACTATCCCCATTGTTTCTGATACTTTGGATTATATCAAGATCTGGTTTGGCTTCTCGATTAGAATCCAAAAAGATCGCAATCAACTCTCCAGATTTGAAAGTCACACCTGGAAATATAGCTTCCTTTTCATAATTTTTGGCTTTTCTAAAAGCGTCTAATATAAATTGTGTTGTCTTTTCTGTCAATGGAAATCGAAATCGTCTTTTCTTTTCATCAATAATTTTCACATGGGTAACCATAATATCATCTTCAATCAAAGTATTTCCATCGATCCTAAAGCTTTTATATCCATCAAATGATAGAAGTTTAAACCTTTTCTTGTTGTGTTTTAAAATCGACCCAACCCCTACTTCAATTCCATCACTTATTACTATACTATCGCAAATTTCTGTAATATTCTTTTTTGCAGTACCGTTTTCAAGCTCTACCTGTGCAGAACCACTAAAATGTGTTTCGGTTTCGAAACCCTTTAATACATTGTTTTGATTAACTAAATATATAGATTCTATAAACATTTTTTTTCCTTTACTAGTACTAGGTCTATATGAATCATCATAAATATATTGAGCAACACTCAGTTTTTTCTCAGTTATGTTACTATTAAATTTTAAATCCAATATAGCTGCTGGATTAACATATGAAATATATTCCCATTCAAACCAATTTCCAAGGAAGTTTTGATCACCATACATTTCTGGTCCAGTCGTTATATCAGCATTAAATCTATTGTTCCAGAAATAACCAGTCATTTTTTCAATATATGATTTAAGATCAATAATTCCATATTCCCCGAGATGCAGATTTCCCGTGCACACAACCCCATTACCGCCAACATTTGATAATGGAAATTGATATACATAATCATTTAAAGATTGAATTGGGTTGAGTGTTACAGCTGATGACATACTGTGAAATTTAAGACCGCTATCATTTCTCTTTATAACTATTAGAATATAGGTATATGGAAAATATACCCTAAAGAACAATTTATACATATATTGGCCAAAGCTCTTTAATTTTTGCTGTTCAATATATTTATTTCTCATAGCAATCTGTTTCTGAATTTTTTCTTGCTCTTCAGCTTCAACTGAATTCAATTCTAAAACTCTTGTTTGAGCGTTAAACTTAGATTGCATTTTACCAACTAGCTTGTAAACAGCCTCTGTTGAAGATAAACGAAATGCTCTGACGCCAGGATGTACCTGAATTAAATATGCTTCTTCTCCATTGGTTCGCACTCCACGATATATACATCCATTTGGTAAGATCATATCACTATAACTATTCAAAACATTTGTATTGAGTTGATTGAATAGACTATTAAATGATCGTTTACGAACCTGTTTTGCGCCATCATCATCATCATATACAAGTGTGGCAATTTCATCAGAATATTTCAAGATAACAACCTTTGGCTCAATTAAACATGAGTCGAAATTGTAATGACCACTAATTTCTGAATTCATGATTTTTCCTTTTTATGTTAAAGGTTTGATAGCCCGTTTACCAAGATAATGTTTGTATATCTTGGCGAACGATGTCACGATATGGTTTGGTTTTGTTGCCTCTATGTCATGACGCTTCTTTAATTTATTTTGGCCCACTCCACCAAAATCAACATAATACGCAACCGACCATCCGGTTAGTGGGTCATTCTCTAATGTTAAATATGAAACTTCTTTGGGGTGTTTTATATGAGGAATTGACAGAGTTAAGTATACCACAGCTCCTTTAGGTCCATTAAGACGCATCTTTTGCAATTCGATATCAGAGTATTTATCATCTTCTTCTTTCTGTATTTTCATACACAACTCATTTATAATAATTGCATCATCGTCCCGCTGTCTAATTCCTGGATCACCCTTAATTTCTTCTATGACTTTCTGTAGGATTGTTGATGATATGATCATTTCTTTTTCCTTTTCGTTACTGGAATATTAATCTTCATTCTTTCGGGTACTTTTCTATTCTCGGAAAATTCAACCCAATCAGCAGTTTCGAAAGGAACTGAACGCCAACCCATCTTATCCAGGTCATACACATGAATGATTCCTTGTTCGTTCATTCGTTTCATTATCTGTACAAGATCTACTTTTTTCGGATGATCTTTCTTTGGTATCTTGGAGAAGTCCAAAGTAAATCTCATTATTCTAATTGTTCCATCTTTTTTGACAAACTTTACAGTAGCTTCCCGTTCGTCATAAATTTTCTGCCAAAATTCTAATGCAGTTGTTATAGTGTCTTTTGCCATGCATAGCCTCCTTAGTGATCTAAAATTTTATTTGAACTTCCTTCGCGGTATTCGATATAATTACTCATCATAACACAAGTATGATTACACCCTTGACACCAATAATATCTATCATATTCCATACAATGAAATATAAAAGGATTCAAATAATATTCAGAATTAACATTTATTAAGAATAAATTTTTATCATTTATATGATTCGGCATCATGTTGCCTCTAATTCTGAGACATGTTCGAACCTTACCGTCTGAATCTATTGTCAGGTTGTGTATTGTTTTCTCATTCTCACAATTATAATCGGATGATATATATCGAAAAAGCATTGGTAATACTTCATCTTTCATATGAATCAAAAGCGTTTCATCAGCCATAATATTCCAATATAACTCTTTCGATTTTCTAGACTCTTTTATCAAACGACATGTTGCTGAGTAAGCTGAAAAATCATATAGATAATTTTTATTTATATCAAGTGCTGTCAAGCTCGTGTAAATTCCACCACTGGATAACATTTTAATAAGATCATATGTCTTATCGAGAGTATCCTTGGTCATGGTAACTTCTGCGACAACATCATCCACATAATTTTTCATTTGCATAAGAAATCCAAATGCAGCAGAACTTTTCAATTGAGTATGACTATCAGTTGGTTCTTGTAACATTACTGGATCAACAGAGCCAGTAAATCCCCTAAAACCCCCGACCTCATCCATAACCCTAAGAATTTTAGGTTGAATGTCGGGGGTGCAATTAGAGATTATTGTGTAATATATATCATTCTCATTACAGAATTTAAGTATATCACTGAGGTCCCCCCTCAGAAATGGTTCACCCCCATAAAATATGTGAAATATATCGGGGTTGTATGTTTTAAATTTATTTAATAATGTTATAACTCTTTCTGCTGGAATTTCATTCTTTTTATAATGGGATATGCGCTCTTCACCCCGTACTTTAACAATTCCGCAATAGTCGCACCTTAAATTACATCTACGAGTTAATATCCAATTTACGATTCTAACCATGAGTTTTCCTCGTTAGTTCAGCTGAATGTGATTATCAGCTTCCAGTTCATCTTGATGTCTGTGAGCGACAACAAATAGTGACCGGTCTTGTTTGAGGGAATTCAAAATATTACAGACATACCCAATATTTTCATCATCAAGTGCATCAAATATTTCATCAAAGATAAACAAATTGAAATCGATTTCACCGAGATCCCTTTTCAAATCTCTTAGTGTTAGAATGGTTGCAATGTCGATGAGTCTCGTCTGACCACCAGATAATTGTTTCCTATCACGTACCTGTGTTTTTGTGTCCAGAACATTTACGGAAAACTTATCCCGATATTCACCACCTTTAGTTTGTGATATTGTGTCAAACGTGACTATGTATCTTCCATTAGATAATAAGTCTAAATATTTTTTCATTGATGTGTTCATCAATGGTGTCGCTTGATCGATCAACATCGATGGAATACCCTTCGGAGAATATGCCTCTATCCAGAACTCCAATCTTTTTATTTCTTCAACTGTTTCTTTTGTTTTCTCTTTGTTTCTCTGAATTATCTCAAGTTGTTTGTGTTTGTTGATTTTCAATGATTTTAGTGTTGATTCATCAAAAGGTGTTTCCTTCAATATTTTCAACTGTTTATTTTGATTATCAATTTGAGTTTTAAGATTATCAATTAGTGTTTTTAGAATATTACGATTTTGTATTTTCTGTTCTTTTTCGGTATATTCTATTTCTGCTTTTCCTAATTCGTTTGACATCTTTATAGATGACTTTTCCAAATCGGCAATCTGCTCTTTCAAAGAAGCGTTAGCCATATCTGCAACTTGTTGTTTTAATTCTTTTAATCTATTATCAACTTCTTGCAGTTCTTTATTCTCAGATGATGTAATATAACTTTTCTCTTTGTCTACTGATTGTATGTTAGTTGTATGTTTGATGGCCAACTCAGCTTTTCGAGAATCTATCTGATCCATGACGGTATTTATATTACCCACATCTACAAATAAGACTTTAATCTTATCTATAAGATCGATTATTATAGTTTCTATATGATTGATTGATTTATCTGTTATTGGTTCCAGACATGTCGGGCATACACAACCAACCTCAATATCGGTAGATTCAAGCTCCTGTTTCCTAGCATTGTTTGATTGTATGTAGGCTTTCTTCTCAGATGCCTGTGCATTGAGTGTGGCTCTTTTAGCAGCTAAGGCTGCTGCATCTATATTATATTTGGCTACTAATTCTGTTTGTTTGATGTTGATTACTTGAGCTTTCATCAAATGAGCTTGTGTAATCTCCCGCTTCTTTTCAGCACAGGAAGCAGTCAATTCATTTGCTTTAGCATACGCTTCATCTTCAACACTCTTTTTGATTGCAGCTGCGTCATTGCCTATGTTACTTATTTTGGCTTTGAGGGAAAAGATTTTTTCCTGAATTTCTTTAGAATCTTCCTCTTTCATATTAGCCAATAATTTATTATTGACCATTAGTTCTTTTTCTGATGTAGCTATTTCTTCTGCTTTAGATTTAACAGATGCAGCTTGTTCCATTTCGTAAGTTTTTGATTTCTCAACTTCGGTTTTTATCTGCTCTTCTGCATTTTCTATAATACCCAGTGCTATTCCAGTAGCTTTTTCTGCTGTATCAATTTTAGCTTTTTCTGTATCTAACAGACCTTTTCCAGACTTCTGGTAATATCCATATTTCATAAGATCAAGGATTTTCCAAAAGATTGCTTTCTGATCTCCATCAGGTAAATCAGTGAAAAAGTCTTTAACCTTTTGACCAAACATTAATGTGTTATTAAATGTTTTTCTGTCACATATTAATTTGTCAATTTCCGAAGTCACTTCTCGATGCCCAACCTTATATGGCTTGTCGTCATCGTTTCTCGTGATGTGAACTGTGTTTCTATACTTGGTGTGTTGGTGGTAACGATCTACAACATACGAATCACCACTTTCCTCATCTTCAAATTTGACCCATGTGTGACAATTTTTTCCAGATGTATTGTTGACAACCTCATCACCTCTTTCGCCCTTTCCAGTAAGTCCATAAAACGTAAAAGCTAATGAGTCGAGTGCTATAGTCTTACCAATACCATTTGGTCCTGTTATTAAAGTCAAAGAATTACTTTCGCATTCTAATACGAATGGCTCTTGGTAAGGTCCATAGTTTTCCATTCCTATTTCTTTAAATGTTATTTTTCTCATATGATCTCCTACTCCGGTAATACAGCGTTATCAACAATTCTCTTAGCCGTGGCCATATAACTTCCACGATCTTCTACTGGAATTTTTTTGATATCCATATACTTTTCAAATTTTTGTGTTTCATCCATTCCAGTTGTGATACCTCTATTCGTAATATCTTCTTCTGCATTGGATACGATATTTATATTTTTCATATCTTCACCAAGTTCTAATTTTTCTGATGTAACTAACTTGACATGGTGACCAGCATCTCTTAGAAGTTTTGCTTCCTGTACTTTTGCATCTTTATTGTCAGAGTCGATATTCAACTCTAAATATTTTTTATAACCCTCTGATGGAATTGAATCCATGTCGTGAGTTTCGGTGTCTAATATTAAAAATCGTTTCTCTTGATTCTTATCATCCCAGTCCAATGAGATCAAACTTCCAGCGTAATAGATATGTGTTTTTCCATACAACATAGCTTGGGGAAGATGATAGTGTCCAAGTATAACTGTTTTATAATTTTTTAAGTGTTTTGCTGATATCGAAGATTGTATTGATATACCAGAGCTCAACATTCCTTCATTTAAACCGAAATGTGAAATCAGGGTTTCAGCCTTTGTTTTTTTGACATATTCATCCATTCCAGGAAAAAATGGAATAAATGCAACCCTACCATCATCTATATGATGAACTGCTTCACCTTTCGATTGATATGAAATCCACCGAACATTTGAAATGGTCTCCATTGATTTGAGTGCTGAAACTGAATCTTTTCCTTTTCCAGATAGATCGTGATTCCCATCAATGATATAAAATCGTAATTCTTGATATTCAAGACTTTGAAATATATCCAACATTACGTTCTGAGCTGTTGTGTGGATGATACTTTTATTATGACATAGATCTCCAGCAAAAGCGATATCATACACACTTCTAGCCCTACATTCAGCAATCATAGATGTTATAGCGGACTCAAGACTGTAAAGTCTTTCTGGAACATTTTCAATTAAGGGATCTTGTGAGTAAGCTGAGAAATGAAGATCAGCTGTTACAGCTAGTTTCATATTTAACTCCTATTTGTTTCCTGATATTATTTTTAATGCCAATTCTTCATTGATCTGCATGAGAATTCCATGATTACATGCAATATATTGGATTGGCCAAGCCTTTTTATCATAGTATTTCTTTCTCGTATGGAATGTTGCTCTAATCCTTTTACAACCGGCGTCTACCATATCAATGATAACGGGAGTAAACTTATTAGGATGTGTCCTAACAACTCGACCAGACATCTGTTCTATATTTGATATTGGGGATGTCATGATTAGACAATCCTTAAATGGTGCATCAATACCATCTCGTACTTTTCCTGGTGTTGCAAATGTTGTTTTATAATGCAACTTCTCCAATGGTTCGGATTTATAGAATTTTGATTTATCATCACCCCGCAATTCTTTATGGAGTTGGTCAATCAAAGCTATTCTTTCAGCAACACATATTGTATGTCTGTCTTCGGTAACAACCTTATTCAGCAATAGTTTTATACATGTTTGAAATTCATTAGATTTTTTAATAAGATTAAGGTATCGAGCTCTCTGAAAATTTCCACCCCAATATAGGTATCGATATCTTTTTGGTGTGTCAATCTCATAATCCACAACAACAACTGTCACTCTGGCATCCATAACTCCTTCTGAATCCTCGGATGCAACTATCTTTCCAAGATGATATTCAATGATGTCTAGATTTCCATCTGATCGCTTTGGCGTTGCACTCAATCCATAAGTATGAACAGCCGGTATAAATATTGAACACTCGGAAAATCTTGGTGCTCCAGATGTTGTATGACATTCGTCCGATACAAATATGCCAATTTTCGCATCATTCAAAGCTTCTAAAAAATTATCTTTTTGTCTTTTCAATAGGGATACGAATGTTTGTGCAGTGGATATTATGATTGGTTTTTTGAGGTCTTCCACAAAAGTTTTTGAACCTAGTCTCGCAATATCATCTTCACTTAAATCCGTAAATTGTAGTAACCTTTCTTTCCATTGATGCACCAATGAGTCTAGATGAACTAAAATTAAACTCTTGAGCTTCTTCTCAGCGATGTCGTAAATCATAATAACTGTTTTACCAGTTCCAGGTGGAAGCTGTAATACACAAGCCGGTGAATTTTTCAACACACTTGTTGCATATTTCTGCAAATCGTTTCTTAAAATTATATTATGATTTATATTAATTTGTTCTGGGTTTAGCAAGAACTGTTCCCTATTTATTTGAACTTCTCCTAGCCCAACCTTACGAAGTGGATAGTATCTTGGAATCAAAAGATAGTTTTCGGTCTCCTGATAAAACTTATAAACCTTCATATCTTGATTATATCCTACGATTACTCGTGTGAGGTCGCTGATAATATCTTTGTAGAACTGTTCGTGTGAGTGAATCTTTGATATATAAATACCAGACTTATATTTTATATCATACATCAGAAATCACCACTATCATCATCTATTCCTCGATATTCAACATAGTTATTTTTAGTTTCGTGAACGCGAACCAGAGTTACATCTATGTTTCTCGATAACAATTTTTTGTAGATGTAGACAGATAGAATTTCTGCTGTGGGTACTGGAAAAGTATCATTCAAAAAGGAATGATCAAATCTATCAATAACTTCTTTTTGAATTATTTTCTTTAAATATTTAAAATCCATTACCATTCCAGTCTTTAAGCTAATACGGCCACGAACACCAACAACAATATCAACAGAGTGTCCATGCACGTTACCACAGGTTGGGTGTCCTGGTAACATGTGTGCAATCTCTATTGTACATTTCTTGTATATAGTCACTGCGTTATCCCTTGCAAGTTCTTCCTCGCATGGACAACATATATTCGTCTCTACGTCTTGATATGGAAATACAGTACGATATTGAACAGATCCACACATAAAACATTCATCTTCATTTATCATATTGCCCCCTAAATTTCTTGATATTGTTCTAAAACATATTTATCTAAATTCGTCAAATTTGACGACATAGTATTTAGCTTTTCCTGTAATTTTCCAAGATCAAGTTCAGTTGTTAAAAGTTTTTTAATATTTAATTGAAGGAGTCTTTCAACATCTTCTACACCAATATTGGATTCTTTTGATATGAATAACACCTTTTCATCTAAACTTATTTTTCCAGCTCCCATACATTTTTTCAGTGCTGGTCTAATCCATAGCAACAGTTGGTAATCCTTCATTGTTTTCTTTGTATTTTGTATCTCTGTTACCAACATGTTCTTTACTGCATCTTTATATAAAGTGTGTGTATTCTTTAAAAGAAAGTCTACTGATATTCTCTTAACCTCATGACTTGTGTTGACCATAATCATATCAAAAGATAATAATCCAACTAGAATTTCCTTAAGCTTTTTAACAAAATCTTGGTAAATATTATCTCGACTTCTTTGACGAATTACATCAAAAACAATTTCTGTAGTTTCAACAGACGAATCCTTATAACCAATCATATTGGAATCTAACTCATCTGATAATTTTTTAAGAATTGTTTCAAATCTTTTTCCTGGTGGCCAAGATTTTAATATTACTCTATTTTGATGTGGAATTTCTTGAATGATACCTTCTACATCTATCTTAGCTATACCAGTTGTTAATAATTCTTTTATAACTTTATTATCAGCTGTGATCTTACAATCTGTTTTGGGTTTGATTATTGGTTCTGTTTTTCTAATCCCTAAAAGCCACATGAGTCGTTTTTTAAGATCCTTCTTATGATAGCATGGAATAACAGTTTTATAACCAAATCCAATTCCTTGAGTATAATCATTTCCCAACAAACAGAATGGAAACATTGTTGGTAGGTATGTTGGTTCTCTAGCCCCGAGTTCCGTATCAACCCATTCAACATATTTTACATATTTAAATGCCATGTCTAAAACTTTGGTTGATGATTTACATTCCGTATATCGAGGAGCTGCTGCTGGCTCCGCTTCAACACCAACATTAGAACCGAAATTACCTTGGCCAATTAACATATCTTGTCTAACCAGAGTTACAATTGTTCCATATGTTTCTCCATGGGGATGATAATGACCAATAGTATATGCATCAACCTGTCGAGATTTAACAAATTTATCTCTTGCAATTTTATATGCAGATAATAAAACTCGTCTTTCAACAGGTTTCAATCCATCTGTTATCATTGGAAAATTTCGATAATTTGAGTATTGACCATATTGTTTATAATAAGCTGGTACGAAATTTTTCATTCAATTCTCCTTATTCATAATGTATTTATTCATAATGTATGGTCATTGATCTGGAACTCTGACCTTTTCCCTGCATTGCTGTTATCACTGGGGGGATATTATACATGAGTGGAAATTTAAATGTGCAATCAAATATCTCACACCCCTGCAAGTTTTGCTCCTGTCTAATAAGTTTTGCATCAAAGAATTCTTTTATATTGCTATCGTAATATAGAAATCTTCCAGTATTCATTTCGTAAATATATACTTCATCTGTCATATCACTTGATCGCCACATCCATGGCCATAAGTGAGGTGTGACATTAAAGCTTTTTATAAATATTTTTACGGACCTTTCATAGTCGAAGACATCAACTGAATCGAAAATATTTTCCGGTAAATCAAATATATTTTCAGTTGATCTCAATCCACATAAAAAGTGTGTGTCAATATAAAAGTCCTTAGAAATCACGTCAGTCCCACCATCCTTGAATTTTATCTCTCATTTGATTAAATGTAAGTTCGAGGTCATATTTCCTAAAAGCTTCTTCATGATAATTATCTTCAATCAGATTATTAAGTGCATTGACACAAACCATAATTTCATCTGCATCTTTTACATTGTTAACATGAATACCATTGTGTCTGATAAACTGTTCAGTTAGATGAAGTTTATGTTTGAAAATTTCATATATGTACGTGTGATCCCACTGTCTGTCTCTCCATATAACAGGAACCCATACAAGGAGATTCTGTATCCCTCTTTTAAAGTTGTGCCATTTATCAAACACTAATTTATATATCCATTTTTTAATCCAGTCATTTAATTTCTCCAACATTACATCTCCCCTACATGTATTCTGTTAAGCCCACATTAGATAATTTTTCCACAGTTTCCGCAAACGTAAATGATTCAACTTTCTCGTGAATTTCTTCCACACTATTAGCTAGATTATCAATCACAAAAACTCGTTTTCCACAATTCAACATATAATTGGCTTCAGCGGCTGAACCAGCAGACCATAGAGGTTTATAGTATGAAAAGAAGCATCCTATATCCGTATCATCTGTCAATTTAAGAAAGTATCCAATTTCTTTTCCTGGTGTTGGATCTCCACCGATGGACTCTCTACATCTGTCTTGATGTTCGGGGATGTTCGGGTTTACTATTTCATAGTCTGGAAAATGATTTTTAATTATTTCAATTAATTTTTTCTCCATCTCTGTTCCATAAGTCATCCTCGAATGTCCAAAATATACTTTCATAAGTTACAATCCTCCAGTTATTAATGGTGGGAGCCAAGCTAGCGCGTTACCGAACAAGGCCCCACCAATTATTTTTCTGAAACCAATTTTCTCTTAGCATCTACATTGGAGAATAATTTCAGTAATTCATCTATATTATCCGTATACTTTACTTTCGTTAAATGTCTTGTGCTTTCTTGAAGAAGACATACTTTGATTTGACTCGGATTTAATTCACCCAACCCTTTGAATCTCGATATTGTTCTATTGTCTTCCCTGGCTTTGAGTAACTGATTATCTGTCCATAGTGGTTTAAATGTTTTCTTTTCATTTATTGCAAATAAAGGTGTTTGTGCAATATAGTACCTTCCCTTTCTGATAACATCGGGTGTTAATATTGCAATTACCATAGTTAGTAAACAAGCGATATGGGAACCATCTGGATCAGCATCCGTGGCACATATAATTTTATCATACCTAAGATTGTCGATATCAAAGTGAGGTCCCACTCCTGCACCCATAGCCATTATCAATTCCCCAACTTCTTTATTTTTGAGAATATCTTTAGCTGATGTAATATTAGGTATTGACTTACCTCTAAGAGGAAGTATGGCATGTTTATCTGGATCTCTAGAGTGGATTATCGATCCACTAGCGCTAGTACCTTCAACAATATAAAGCTCACCATTTGGATTTGCACAATCTCGTAACTTGGTGAATTTTGTTGAAGCTCTGCGTCCTCCAGTATCTTGCTTTTTGAGACTTTTAGAATCCATCTTTTTTCTATAAGAATCAAATGTTTCTAAATGACCTAATACATCTTCTGGACTTTCCACTGCCCATTTCTCCAGTAATGACTGAAAGACTTTAATATATTTAACAAAGTCACTTTTTCTATTTGTTAATCTTTCCTTAGTTTGGCCAGAAAATTTTGGCTCGATTAGATGAAGAATTAAATAAGCTCGAAGTTTAATCAACACATCATTACCCTGAAATTTATATCCGTGTTTCTTAGCTTTATCTAAGAAAAAATCTTTCAAGAGCTCTTCGAATACATTATAATGTGTACCCAATCTCTCTACTGGTAATAGATTTACAGATGAGATTATTTTCTTTGACATATGACCATCCGCATCATATCCAAATAGAACTTCAAATTTCTCTTCTTTATTGTTAGCTATTAAAACAGTTGTTTTAAAATTTTCTTTTTTGATACCACATTCTGCTTTAAAGTGATCTAATCTTGATCGATTAAAAACCTCTTTGGTGTCCCCGACTTTCATGACAAATCTCATATCACTATTCAACTCAGCCGAAGCTGTTGTCAAGCGTTTTCGAATTCTATCTAGATTCGGCATTATATCTTCAAAATATTTTTTTGAGGCTACGAATTCTATCTTTGTTGAATATGGTATTTTACCGGTGTATTTTTGAATTTTACTTTTTTTGAGCTTTCCCTTTTCAAAATAGAAGAATCCATGTTTTTCATCTCTATAGCTGTCAATCATATATTTATCTGATAAAGCATTTACTGCAACCAGTCCAACTCCGTGAAGACCAGAGCTAATTTTATATGCAGTTTTTTTATCCTGAAACTTTGCTCCAGAAAATAGTTTTGATGAAATGATAACGGGAATATTTTTTTCTAAGGGTATTCCTCTTCCATTATCACTTATAGAACAAACTCCACTCTCTGGATTTATATCAACAGCTATTATTGTTGCGTATCCAGCTAAGGCTTCATCGAGGGCATTATCTAAAACCTCTTCGACGAGATGCGCTGGATCACATGTATCTCCTATATACATTCCAGGTGTCAGTTGTATATGTTCAATTTCTTTTAATACTCTAATATCTTTAGCGTCATATTTCTTTGTCATAAAGTCCTCCCTTGGCCAAATTTTTGACCGAGTGGAACCGCTTTTTTTCTTGACATTATTCACTTTTCCTTTCAGGTAAATGTACTACAAACCCAGTTTTGTTGAGTTTTTCATCTGATCCGTTTGGTGTTATTACCCAAAGCATTCTTTTTGGGAATAGTCTTCGATCTATCTCATTAAAAACTTCTGTATGACCATCAGTGAAACACACACAAACATCACACCTCAACTCTCTGGCTCTTTCTACTCCAGCCATCAACTTTGTTCCACCGCGACCCTCAACTTTAAAATCTATATCAGAAACTTTTTTAATAATATATTCTTTGTGAATTATTGTATCTACTTCTAAAACTGTGACCTCACAATTTCGATCCTTTTCAATAAGATTCTTACATCCAGAAAGTGCGTCTAACACATCATCTGGAGTTTGGCTTCCAGAGGTATCAATAAGAACAACAATCTTAAATGACATATCTCTTTTCCTTCCAGGAAATGGAGATATCATAGGAATGTTTTTTCCAGCAATTTGAAATACATATGTTCGTTTTCGATTGATGTGTGTTGAAGATCTTTTATATTTGCCGAGTCTTGATCCTCTAACCCATTGTCTTATGATTTCGTAATAAGGTATAGGAACTGGCTTCAATGCCTTTTCTATAAGATCTTGTAAGTATCCAGGCATCTTCCCTCTTGTTTTGGATCTTTGATAATTCTTAGCTGATTCCCTTATTATCCGTTGTATGTATGTGTCTATTTGACGTGAATTTGAATGTGGATCTGTTGTCTCGCTGTTTAACCATTGATTATGATTATGCAAATCGGAGTTGTCATCTAATGGATTATCACCGCCACCACTGTTGCCTTCCCGTGGTACAGCATTTTGATTTTCTCCATCTCCATTGTTGGCTTTATCATCTGAATTACTCGGCTGATTAGATTTATCACCCTGTCTCATTCTATCTAGGAGTATGTAATAATACTCCTCCATAGGAAGTTTATCTTTCAATCCGTGATCTTTAGGAAAACTTAAATTAAATGGAGCTCCAGCTATCATCAGAGGACTTTTAATATCTCCCTGTGAATTAACACAACAATCACATGCTATATTGATTAAATCCATATGTTGCTTTCTTAATTCTTTTGGTAGATCAGCTACTAATCTTATCATTCGAGATATATGTTTATTTAATATATGTAAACCTTCATGATGCAATATCTCATGTAAATCCCCATCTGGTGTAGCGGCAAGTAAAATAGGATTAAACAGCAACTCCAACTTCCCTTGGGGAGTTGAAGTTACAGCTGCTGGATTGGGATATGTGACATCAGCTCTTCTTCGAATGAGAGAGAACAGAAAGCCAAAATAGTCATAACGAAGAACCCATTGAGCGATAAGACCCTTCATTTTTTTATCCATTTCGTCTATTAGTTTTTTGTATTTAATATGATTCTCATCCATGATATCCTCTTATTTTCCATTTGGATTTCTTAATTTTTCAAAGAATCTTGATTGAAAGATTGGTGACTTATAGAGTTCTTTCATTAACTTGGTAATATATCGAAACTCTACCGATTGCCTATCAATATCTGATTGTACGATGAGAAGTGATGCTGTGTCTACAGGCATTGTTATCAGAAAGTCGTGAATATTTTTTATCTCATTTGCTTTTAAATCTGGCATGGTTGTCTGTAGATATGTAGAAAATGATTGCATTAATTCACCAAGCCTAGAATTATCATTCGCATTTATCATTTGTCTTACAATGGGTTCTGCTTTTTCTTTATAATGATTAATAATATCTGATGGTTTAACGATATTTGTATTATCCGTGCAGAATCCGATAAATAACATTGTAGCGGAAGAATTGAGCAACCCCGAGATTCTTGTTTCAAGATTATATATATTATACACACCCTCTGTTGCTATCTCAGCTTTCCATAATATATCAGAAACTTTTTCCCAACTGGCTGGATTAGCATATACAGATCCAACTTTTTGTGCATCAAAATCATACAACCGCTCATGATATGTATTTATATAATCAAGTACAAGTGGATGAAAATCCATCTTTGTTGCATATTTTAAAAATGCTGCGGCTGAAACTTCAACATATATATGCGACTGTCGACGTAATCCAGCTGCATCTTCCAATGTGTTCATGCTATATTCTTTGTCATCTGGATTATCCACAGATATGACAAACCAACCTTTTGGAAACTCGTAACGATGCACAGCATATTCATTTTGAACTTGCCATAGTAATTGCTGTAAAGGATGATCACCCCGAGCGAATTCATCTATTACATATATTCCGTAATAATTTCCTTGCTTGGGTATAAAATCTGAATAAAGCATCTTAAAAGATTCTACTTTAGTGTCACCTTCAATGACAGGAAAAGGAATAAGAAAGTCATCTCTCGTTAGAACGGGACTTGTGATTCGTATTAAATCAAATTCTTCTCCCGTAAGTTCTGACAGTTCCTGTTGAATCTGATAACAGATTTGAGTTTTACCAACACCAGCTGGGCCAATTATATGATAGCATTGTTTCTGCACATCACGACCATATTTCCAGGTCTTGAGTGTAGAAACAATGTCATCCTGTATATCTAATTTTAATTGATCTATAGTAGTTACCGAAATGTTTAACTTTTCAAAATATTTAACTTCATTAGGCATTGTTCAAATCCTTAGAATTTGATGTCCTTAAAATTGAATGTCTTATCACCTCCAGCTGATCCTGGTGCCTCGGGGGTCTTCTCCTCTGTCTTTTGTGAAGTGTCAATTGATGGAGTCTGAGCATTTCCACCAACCATAGAAACCACACCAGCTTCTTTTGCTTGAGAAGCTGCATTACCTTTTTTCTTTTTAGACCAATCGAATTTCTCACGGAATCTATCCATAGTTTTCTTGGACACGTCAAGAAGCTCTCGTGCAAAATCTTTATTGATCTCACTCATTCTTGTAAATGCGAAAACTTGCTTATCTCCGAAATTAGATTGGGCTATTGTTTTGGTGATTTTTGTGACGAAACGTTTGTGGTTCACAACGCGTTTCTCAAATTCACGAACTGCATCACCCTTTTCATCAAACATTGGATCGAGGTCTAATTGATATAGTTCGGATAGATATTCTGAAACGTTTCCATATTTTATACCCTTACCACGGACAAACACGAAGATAGGTTTCTTTTCCTCATCGACGATTGGAGTTCCTGTGGCTTGACATAAAATACCCACAACAATGATCTGAGCTTTACAGCCATTGCAGAATTCTACACCATTTCTATCCTTGGATGTAGTTGGACATATTCGTGGTGTACCATCTGGCATACCCTGAGAACCATACCACGGTGCAGCTGAAGTTTCTTTAAATGAGAAACATTTTGTGCTTGTACGACCATTTTGTTTCTGCTCGTTATTTAAAATGTCTTTAACGTGCGTAATGATCATAAAAACTTCATCGTGATTAAAGGAATGACCACGAATCTGGAGTTTTTCGATCTGTTCCATAACACCATTTTCATGCTGGCGATTCTGACCACTGATATAAATGCTTTTGAAGAATTCTTCCTCTGGTGGTTTTTGTTCTCCACCACCACCACCAGATACACCTGTACTATTTAACTCTTGATAATCATCTAAAATTGTCATACGTTTTTCCTCCTGTTTTAATAATTGGCGTTCAGACACCAGTCTTGATTTTTGTGGGCTTGTGAGCCATCGACATCATCTGGTTGGATGATAATTGTGAATTCATCATTGAACCAGCATCCTAATTTAGTTTCCATAAGAGCATCACTGGAAATACAATTTTGTCGGAATCCATCCGTTGGAGTTTGTTCATCTAAATTGTTCATAATAGAAACGAATTCACGATCCATTTTTATAGTTATAGGTGTTAACTTTCTAACTTTTTTATCTGTTATTTTTCCTGATATTAATTTTGTATGTGGACAATATACGATAACTAATAGGTCCTCACCTTTACTATTTTTAACATGTTTGAAAACTTCGTTTCTATATATAAAGGTTTGAGCATCTACATCATATAACCACCCATCGGACATTTCACGCAATCTTTCTATTGTTGTATGTGGTCGGCATTTTACACCTTCTTCTACACGTTTAAATTCACACACCTTACAATTAGAAGAATCGATGTTAAACAATCTGTTGAACGATGGGCTTTTGGCTTTTTTGAAATATCGTAATATCTGTCCTCGATTAAGTATATACTTTAGAAGTGTAATTGGGTAAACTGTTGTATTGTAACGTTCTAGTATCTTTTCTGCGGATGTAAATTTCATTACATTGTGTCCCTCCTAAAAAAATTACTTTCTGTTAATTTCTCCTTTCTTAAAAATAAAAAATTATATGGTTACGCAAACAATTCATATAGAATTGTTTGCATGTAATGCTTTCATTTATTAATATATATAGATGTGATTTTTACTTACCTTCTTTCGCGGGATGGGATGGGGGTGCCACAAAGTTTGCCATGATACTGGCTGGTGTGGAATGATTGGATAAATCAATCGTAATGGTTGCCTCTTCACTTTGGCATTGATCGATTGTTCCTTTGATCAGTTGTTTTGCTTGTGATGGCATGAAATTATCATAAAAAAGCAGCGACAATCCATTTTTCATATTAAAGCCAACGCCGTCAGCAGTTTCTAGGACTTCGATAATTTGTTCTTTTTCCAACTCGATTCTTGTTTCTTGATTTTTAATAATAATTTTCATTGTGTTCTCCTTTTAATATTCAGATATTATTAGCATAAATGTCGTATTCACTTCTTTCAGAACGGTCTATAAACCAGTTCATTAATCCTTCTTTGTCGTATGTTCTCAGAAATTCAGAAATGTTCTCGTTTACTGTTACCATTAAATTTACTTGATTTGTTATTTCATCGATCACTATCTTAGAATTCTCTCTGACGTATTTATTGATATCAACAGTGATGATACCATCGAGATAGCTCCAAACATATGATAAGAATTTAACATTATCATATTCAACAAATTCTATAAATTTAAACATTTCTTCTATTTCTCTTTTAGTATCATATATTGGAGTGGTCCCGAATGCAAATTCGTATACCTCTTCCATTCGATCTAAATATTTACCGATAAATATACGTTTTAGGTCAATAGATCTATCCAATATATCATTTTTTAATACACCGTATACATAAAAGAAATCTCTGGTGTTCATTGATTCTTCTATTAATGCATATGATGTAGATTCATATATGGCTCTCAGTTGTCTACGATCTTCATCTATCTGATCGTTATCCATTTCTGGTGGTGTTATTAAATTACCAATTAAAATTTCGGTTGATTTATCCATATTATTTTTCCTCCACCATCAAAGCCCTGAAATATGCATTTAACAATTCTCTTGTTGGTGAAATTTGAGTTTTTTTGTAGTCAGCTTTACCACCTTCAACGATTTCATTTATCATTTCATTTTTACTCTTTCCATCATCAGACATTGGCCCGAACATTTCTTTTAATAGTATTTTGGCATCATAAGAAGCTAAAGCCCATGTATCACCCTCACCAACCTTCTGTCCACCGCTTTTTCGTTTTCCAGCTGTAGGTTGATGTGTTTTGGATGATAGAGGACCGGTTGATCTTCCATGTATTTTTTCAGCGGCCATATGCTCAAGTTTGCCAACATAAGTATATCCAAAGGGAACTGGTTCTGTTGTTTTTGTGTTATATTCTGGCAGTGTTAAATGATATCCACTTTTTAAATTTAAAAGTTTAAGAACTTTATCAATGTTATCTCTTTTTGGAGCTTGGAATGGTGGGACGATAATAGGCATAAATCCAGTACTTCTAATTTCGTCTGCCATACTTTTAAATTTAGAATCGCTCATGGCTTTTAAAGAGTTGATTAATCTGGAGCTCATCTTAAAATTCTTGGACCCATCTAAGTTAGAGTATACGCTTGATATTAAAGAAAATATCTCTTTTCTATTATTTGATTTTACGATTCTCTTTCCAACTTCTTTAGAAATCAAACCACAATACATTTCATACATTTGACCAATATTCATTCGAGCTATAACCCCAAGAGGATTCATTATAATATCAACCGTTTCACCCCAAGGTGTTCGTGGCATAAGTCGATCCTCTTCAATTAGTGAGATGATACCTTTATTACCATATCTATTACAGAGTTTATCACCCACACCAATTGGCAATGCCTGTTCAATCTTAAATGAAATTTTTGCACCTTTTATAACAATATTTTTTTCATACCATTTTTCCTTTGGGTTTTTATGTCTCTTTCTAGTCTTGTCGGCTATCTCTTGAGCTGCACCCTTTAACTCAATATTAGAGAAAATTTCTATATCAACAATTTTTCCACCAGGACTTTCAGCAACAATAGCACCCTCATAGACTTCGAGAAAATCCTCATCAGTATCTTCAAGGTTTAGAAGTTCTGTAATCTCCCCAGGAGTCTTCTTAAATATTGGTTGACCCCTTTTGGTTTCTTCACCAATATTTGCTATATAGAGAATATCATCTTTTGGATCTAATTTAACTTCTAATGTTTCTCCATGAAGTGAAGTTAGAGATTCTGTTTCGATCAATCTTTGGTTTATGACAAGACCATCCTCAAAATTATATCCTTTGTATGGCATGTAAGCTACTGATAGATTTCGTCCTAATGCAATAGTTCCACCAGATATACAACTCCCCTCTGCAATTACCTGTCCTTTCTTAACCTTCTGATTCTTTTTAACAATTGGATTAAATATACTTAATGTATTTTTTCCAGAACCAGACGACAGTTCCTTTGGTGTTATATCGACTTTATTAGATTTTCCAGAGCACGATACATCGATGATGTCACTTGTTATATTTTTTATAATTCCGGTGCATGGAGCCTTTTTGATAAAACTATCTGATAGTACATTGGTTAAAATTGATTCGTATCCTGTTTGAATCATTGGTGGTGTTGGGTTTTTCAGAGGTAGCATCTGTCGTACTTGATTGGCAGACATGATCATACGAGCACCCTCATTATTTTCTATAAATGGGACTATTGATAAATTCGTTGATAAAATTCCAGACTTCTCATCATCGTTCATCTCTTTAGTACCAAATAAACCTCTTGCACTTGTGATAAGAGCATTTACAGTCAGCTGTTGTGTGATACCAATATTACTACCTTCAGCTGTATCAAGTGGATCAATATTTCCAAAATATGAAGGATGAACATTTCTAGCTTCTAACTGAACAGCTCTTTTAGAAAGAATACCACCAACCGTTTTTCCAGCTGGTGAAATTCTGGTGATTGTTGACATCTCCTCCATTGGGTTTGCAAATTCCATGTCTTGTGATATTTCTATATTATCGAACTGGCTAATGATTTTTGCTTCTGGAAAGTTTAATTTGGCATTTGGATTTCCAGATAAATACTGTTGTTGATATGCCGTGTAAGCTTTCAATAACATATTTTGAGCAAGGTTTACAATAATCTCTGAATTTCTAATTCTTTGATTACCAATATCATTAGGATCATCCTTAATACCTTTAACTGCCATCTCTGCCATGTAGTGCATTATATCCATTAACTTAGATGGTAATTGCTGATTTATCAAAACCTGTTTAACAACTGGGTCAACAATATTCATAGATGTTTTTGTTATAATATCAGCCGATTCTTCTCTTCCGGTTATTTGAATTAATAGTTCATAGAAATAATCTTTGGTTAAAAATTCATTTGGAATGTTATATTTATCAATCTTAGCAACGGAAAGGGACTCTACTATTTCTTTTTGAAGTTCTGTTTCTACATTTGAAAATATCATATATGAACTTGGGACTTTGATAAATAAACCAGTTTTGGGTTTGTCTTGAACGATCTGATATTTAATATTATAATCTTTCATCACAGTATCAAAACCATAAAGATATGATAAAACCACTGCAAGAGGAATTTTATACGAGCCAATAAAAATTTGTAGGTAGGGAATCTTTCTAGATCGAAGACTTTTGATTCTAAATATTGAATAATCACTGGCAAATTTTGCAACGAACTCTTCTGGAAATGATATTGGATTTACAATTATTTGGTTGATCAAACATTTTTTTCTACCACTAACTGTAAAGGTTCCAGATGCAGAGTCAATTTTTGGTATGGTAAATAATATTTCCTGATCTTCCCCGTTGGCTTTTTCGACAATGATTTTAACGGTGGCTTCATCGGTTTTCTTTATTTCTCCAGGTCGTTGTTTCCTTTCTGTTATTGAAAGAGATTTGAATTTGATTGGAACGTCCCTATCTTCCAGTACTCTAAAAGCATTACTCAAATCCTTCTTCAAATTAGTTTCGAAATCTATCTTTCGTTTTTCGAATATATGAGATGGATTTTTGTTTTCAATAATTTCATTGATATCTGTCAATTCAACAATATCTGATGTTGATGTTGTTTTATGTTTATCTTGAATTAATATTTGATCTGCATATGCTTTATTAACAGCTTTTAAAACTCGACTCAAATCATTTTTTGGGATGCTGGATGAGATATCATTTGCTTTAGTCATATCTCCAGTTATTTTGAAAAGTATTGATTTAATTGTAATTCTATCAATTTCGGAATCGGAAACATCATTGGCATTTACCATATCTCTGGTATTTTCATCTTTCTTCATAAGATCAGATACAGCACTGGAAACTTTCTTTCCACCATCTTCGGGCTCGATATTTTTCATTACTGATTTTTCAGCCTTAGATGCTTCTTGATCTCTTTCTTCGTCGGTGTTTATTGTTTTTATATGTCGGATATATTGAAGAACTCTTGTGAAAGCGTATTCCTTATTTCGAATCAAGACTCTACTTTTCGTTTCTCCATCAGAAACATAACCCAACAATAAATGATCATAGCTAAATTCATTTCCTTTTAAATCTCTCAAGAGAGGAAATATTTTTCTATCTGGAAATTTTTTCAGAGGGTTCTCAAGTGCAACTGTGTAATAGAGTATTGTCTCATAGTTATTCAGGAATGATAAAATATTAGATAGCATGTTCTGGATTAATATTCCACCCCTACTACGATAATTGGTGATATTCAAAACGCTCTGCAATGAATTTGAAAATACCGAAAAATCTATTAATAAGTTTTGTTTTTTTGGATAGTTCATATTTGACTGAAACGGTCTCAACCCAATCGATGAATATATTTCTTTTGCATCTGATGTTAGTCGAATAAGAGGTCTTCTGGAAATTGGTAATACAACAATTCTTGCATCACGGCGTAAGATTCCCAACTTATTGTAGTCCAAAGCCAGCGAAGAATTCTCTGGAAAATAAATGATTGCATATGGTTTGTCTGGCTTCTGGTCAAACCTAATGCCACTAACAAGTCTTGTGTATTGAGGAATATTTTCAAATTTTATCATTCGAAGTCTTCTCCAGTGATTATATTTTCAAAAATTGTTGGTTGATCAAATTCAGGCTGCTCAATTAGTCCAATCTGAATTGCCTTCGATATATTCTCAAAAGCAGCACCCTGTATAAAACTTGTACTAAAAACGTTTTCTTTAATATTGGCCATTTTGGGGTCCCATGTTTTTCCTAATCTAGCTGGTATTGATGAATTTTTCTTATCCCTTAAAACCTGTGAACACATAACTTCCATGTGAACCAGATCCAAATCTGAGATATCTGAACCATATACTTTTAGAATTTTGGTTAATAGATGGGATGGATTGCTATATACCATCTTTCCACCCAACAATCTTTTAATATAATTAATCTGTTCTTTAATTTCAACGGCAGTTGTTGGAACGTCAAGAATTGGGGCACCGGCTTTATAAGAAAACTCTAAACTGTTACCGATCTTTTGGTAATCACCTTTCATAACAACAGCGTAATCCAATGACATCACAAACATTAAATCTTCAAACGATACCTGTGCTACAATATGATTCAGCCAAACGCCATCAAACTTGCTATTGCTGGTATTTGGGTACTGAATATTATCATTTGTTCTGTAGTCTCTCAAATCTATTTTGATATTTACTGGTTTTTTGGAATATA